TTTGAAGTCCCGAATAGTCGTTTTATGCCCCAGTATAGAAGTAGACACTGGGATGGGAAGATTCGTTTATTTAATACCCAGACTGGTGAGATCTATGTTGGTCTGTTAGATAAACTCACCCGTTTCTGTGAGAACCACGAGTATACCTACGAGTTTACAAACAATAAGTTTTATGGTCTTCCTTTTGAGGTAAACGAACACATCTCAAAGGAAGGAGTCAAAGACTATATGACATCTATTTGCAAGTATGCTCCCCGCGAATACCAAGTTGAGGGAGTATACGACGCTTTAAGACACAATAGAAAGTTGTTGATATCTCCAACTGCTTCTGGAAAGTCGTTGATGATATATGCGATTGTGAGATATTACGTTGAGAAAGGACAAAATACTCTGATAGTTGTTCCAACGACTTCCCTTGTAGAACAAATGTATAAAGATTTTGCTGATTATGGGTGGGATGTTGGTTCATACTGCCACAAGATATATGCAGGGAAAGAAAGAGAAACGGACTCTCAGGTGATTATCACTACCTGGCAATCCATCTACAAACTTCCCCGTCAATACTTTTCAAGATTCAATGTGGTCGTAGGAGATGAAGCACACCAGTTTAAATCAAAGTCATTAGTATCTATAATGACAAAACTTTCTGATGCTAAATTTCGTTATGGTTTTACAGGCACGCTGGATGGCACACAAACGCACAAGTGGGTTTTAGAAGGTTTGTTTGGTCCTTCATATAAGATCATCAGAACAGAAGAACTGATGCAGAAGGGTCATGTTGCTAAATTGGATATTAATATACTGCTATTGAAACACCCACCGAATAAGTTTGAGAACTTTGAAGAAGAAGTTCAATATATCATCAACCACGAAAAACGTAATAAGTTTATCAAGAACCTTGCCCTAGATCTCAAAGGTAATACTCTCATTTTATTTTCCAGAGTAGAAGGTCACGGACAACCTTTATACGAACTGATAAATAATAGCATCGCTAAAGGTCGCCACGTGTTCTTTGTTCATGGTGGTGTAGATACTGAGGACCGAGAAAAAGTTAGAGAAATAACTGAAAAAGAAAATAATGCCATCATCGTTGCTTCTTACGGGACTTTTTCTACTGGTATTAACATCAGAAATTTACATAACGTTATCTTTGCTTCCCCTAGTAAATCCAGAATCAGAAATCTCCAATCAATCGGAAGAGTCCTAAGAAAAGGCGACAATAAAACAAAGGCAACTCTATATGACATTGCCGATGATATCAGTTATAAGTCAAGAAAAAATTATACACTCAACCATCTAATAGAAAGAATCAAAGTTTATAACGAAGAAAACTTTAATTATGATATTGTAAACATACCGCTTAAGAACTAATGGGAGAAGAGTTTTACGCAATCATAAAATTAATTTCAGGAGAAGAAATCATTGCTCTTATCTCAGTTGATGAGAATGATGGTGATCCTTTAATTATTCTTCAAAATCCTCTTACGATGAAAATGATTCATTCTCCAACAGGATCATATATTAAAGTCAAGCCCTGGATGGAATTATCAGATGATGATATTTTTATTATCAGACTTGATCGTGTAATTACAATGACAGAAACAAAAGATCAAAGAGTTATTGAAGTCTATGATTCATATATTAACGATAATGAGCAAGATAGTATTGATATATACAAACCAAGTGGACAGGTAAAGGTCTCAAATAAAATGGGATATATCTCCTCAGTTGATGATGCTCGCAAGAGACTTGAGAGAATCTTTAAAGGTATTAAAGAAAGCTAAATCTCATCTTTCAACCAGGACAAAGGTAGTCTACACATATTTCTAAATGTTGTCAAGCCCCAAAAGTGTGGTATAATTAATACAACTTATCAGAACATTAAAACAATGCTATGCCAAAGAAGAAATCAGAACATTATGTGAATAACAAAGAGTTATTAGAAGCACTCATTGTTTACAGGACTAAAGTTGCTGCTGCTAAAGAGCAAGGACTTCCCAAACCACGCATCACTAATTATCTTGGGGAGTGTTTCCTAAAGATTGCTACACACCTTTCATACAAACCGAACTTTGTCAATTATATGTTTCGGGATGATATGATTTCTGATGGCATTGAAAACTGCGTTCAGTATATTCACAATTTTAATCCCGAAAAGTCACAGAATCCTTTCGCATATTTTACTCAGATTATTCACTACGCATTTCTGAGAAGAATTCAAAAAGAGAAGAAGCAACTGGATATTAAGACAAAGATCATTGAACGCACTGGATTTGATGAGGTTATGACAATTGATGACGGATTGCTTTCTGGGAGCAATTCCGATTACAACACAATTAAAGATAATATTACCTATAAGAACCGATGAAGTGCTCCGTAATGTTTAATAATTATAAATAGTTATAGCATTACGGAGCATTATGCCTAATCAATATAGTGGCATTGGAAGACAGAATAGATTACAGGCAATAGAAGAAGGTAAGAAAACTTATGAAGGTTCTACTGTCTGTAAACATTGTGGTAGTTATGAAAAGTATGTATCCACTTCCAGTTGTGCTCCCTGCCTTAAAAAGAAAGGATTGGAAAAATTGAATAATGAAGAGTTGATGAAACCTTATAGGACTAAAGATAAAGTCAAAAAAAGATTAGATATATGGAGAGAAGAAAATCCTGAAAAATATCAAAACCAATATAAGAATGATATTGCCAGACAAAAATGTAAAGAATACTATCATAACAATAAAGAAAATGTAAAAGATACTTATCTACAAACAAATTATGGTATCACTTTAGAAGATTATAATTTTTTATTAAAAGACCAAAATAAAAAATGTAAAATATGTAATAGTGAATGCTCTACTGGAAAAAGTTTAGCAGTAGACCATAACCACGAAACTGGCAAAGTTAGAGGATTATTGTGTAAAAATTGTAATATTGGTTTGGGAATGTTTTTTGATAGCATTGACTTTCTTGAATCTGCCGTGCTATACTTGAAATCTAGTTAAGACTTATTATGCGTATCGGCTTAATCACGGACACTCATTATGGTGCTAAAAAAGGATCAAAGTATCTTCATGATTATTTTGAACTCTTTTACAAGAATGTATTTTTTCCTGCCCTTGAAGAACACGGGGTAGAAGCAGTCATTCATATGGGTGATGCCTTTGATAGTCGCAAGTCAATTGATTATCAAAGTCTTGAGTGGTCAAAGAGAGTTGTGTTTGATCCACTTCAAAAGTATGATGTTCATATGATTATTGGAAATCACGACACATATTTTAAAAGCACCAATAGTGTAAATTCTCCAGGTCTTTTGCTTCAGACTTATTCAAATATTAAGACTTATAGTGAGGCATCAGAAGTCACAATTGGTAGACTCAAGATTTTATTTTTACCTTGGATTAACCCAGAGAATCAAGAACAGACTCTGAAACAAATTAAAAAGACCAAAGCAAAGGTTGCGATGGGGCACTTAGAACTTCAAGGATTCCGTGTCAATCGTAATCTAATTATGGAGGAGCATGGACTGGACTCAAATATTTTTAAGAACTTCACAAAGGTATTTTCTGGCCATTACCATACTCGTTCTGACAATGGATCTATCTTCTATCTTGGTAATCCTTATGAAATGTATTGGACAGATGTAAATGATACTCGTGGATTTCATATTTTTGATACGGAAACCCTGACACATACTCCAATCAATAATCCTTATAAATTATTCTATAACCTTTATTACGAAGATACTCCTTATCAATTATTTGATGCTACTGAGTATGAGAATAAGATTGTTAAGGTGATTGTTCGTAAGAAATCAAAGCCCAAAGATTTTGAAAAGTTTATTGACAAACTTTATACTGTAGGTATTCAAGATCTTAAAATTGTTGAAAACTTTGATATTCAAGAAAATGAAGATTTTGAGATTGACGAAGAAGAAAATACAATGTCAATTCTAAATCGTTATATTGACGAATCTGAGTTTGAGTTTGATAAGAACATCATCAAAGGCATTTTTCAAGATCTTTACAGGCAAGCTTGCGAAGTAGAGTAAATGTTTCTTCTTACACTCAAAGATAGAAAAGACGACGGTGCTTATGCCGTTCAAGATCAATATGGTCAAAAAGTTCTTTTCCTTTTTGAGGAAGAAGATGATGCTACTCGTTATGCCCTGATGCTAGAAGATCAAGAAGAAACTGAAATGGAAGTCGTTGAAGTTGACGACGCTCTTGCCATAAAGACTTGTAAGATGTATAATTACCGTTATGCTGTGATCACTCCCGACGATATTGTAATTCCTCCAAAAAATGTTAGTATTTCACAAGATTAGGTACAAGAATTTTCTGTCATCTGGTAACCAATTTACAGAAATTGACTTTGAAAAAAATCATACAAACTTAATCATCGGAACCAATGGGGCGGGTAAATCTACGGTTCTTGATGCTTTGACTTTTGGTTTATTCAATAAACCGTTCCGCAAGATTAACAAACCTCAGTTGGTCAATACAACCAATGAGAAGGATTGTTTGGTTGAGATTGAATTTACTGTAAATAATCGTGAATATTTGGTTCGTAGAGGAATTAAACCAAATGTTTTTGATATTGAGGTAAATGGAGTTTCTCTTCATAAAGAAGCAGATGACCGTGCGAATCAACGCATTCTGGAAGAGAATATTCTTAAGGTTAATTATAAGTCTTTCACTCAGATTGTGATTCTGGGTAGTAGTACTTTTGTGCCTTTTATGCAGTTGACTACGGCACATCGTCGTGAGGTCATTGAGGACTTGTTGGATATTCGCATCTTTTCCGCAATGAATAATATTATTAAAGATAAGATTCGTGAGAAAAAGGATCAGGTTAAATCTCTTGAACTTAAGAAGGAGAATCTTAAGGATAAGATGAAGATGCAACAGAGTTTCATTGAAGAACTTGAGAACCGTGGAAATGCCAATATTAATACCAACCAAGAAAAGATTACCAAGTTGGATGCTGAAGTTGGCATTTACATGACTGAGAATGCCAGAACAGAAGAAGATATTTTTAAGTTTACAAAGGAGCAAGAAGAAGTCGTTGGTGCCGGTGATAAGTTAGTAAAACTAAACAATCTGAAAGGTAAAATATCTCAAAAAGTAACTGCTATTACCAAAGAGCATAAGTTTTTTACTGAAAATACGGTCTGCCCTACATGTACTCAAGATATTGAAGAATCATTTCGGTTAAATAGAATTACAGACGCTCAAAATAAGGCAAAGGAACTCCAGAAAGGTTATCAAGACCTAGAGGAGACTATAAAATTAGAACAGGAGAGAGAGCGTCAATTCATCGCACTTTCAAAGGAGATTACGAAACTCAACCATGAGATTTCTCAAAACAATACTCGGATTGGACTCAACCAGAGACAAATCAGAGACCTTGAACATGAAATTCAAACTATTACCCAAAACCTTGCAAACAGAAATACTGAACATGAGAAGTTAGAAGAATTTCAAACCAATCTCCAAAAAACATTTGAAGACCTCTCAAAGAAAAAAGAAGAAATCGTTTATTACGATTTTGCCTATTCCTTACTCAAGGACGATGGCGTAAAGACGAAGATCATCAAGAAGTATCTTCCGTTCATAAATCAGCAGGTGAATCGTTACCTACAGATGATGGACTTCTATATTAATTTCCATCTGGATGAAGAATTTAACGAAACGGTAAAATCACCCATTCACGAAGACTTTTCTTATAGTTCATTCAGTGAGGGTGAGAAAATGAGAATTGACCTTGCCCTACTCTTCACTTGGAGAGAAGTTGCCCGAGTCAAAAACTCCGTCAATACCAATCTGCTGATTATGGATGAGGTATTTGATTCCTCACTTGATGGTTTCGGCACCGATGAGTTCCTCAAGATTATCCGTTACGTCATTAAGGACGCTAATATATTCGTGATTTCTCATAAGGCAGACCTCCATGACAAATTTGAAAGTGTCATAAGGTTTGAGAAAGTCAAAGGTTTTTCGCGTATGGTATCCCAAGAATCAGCAGAAAAATGACTACTCCCAACTGGCAGCACCATTCCAAGAAGGAGCAGAAGCGGAAACTAAAACCGCAAGCACTCCGACAAGCAAAAGCACGACTGAGCCACTTTAAAAAGCGGCACATGACCTCC